ATCATAAAGAGACGACGAAACACCAAGCACCGCGCGAAGCTGTGAGGCTGTGACGATACTTGGCATTTCATCTCCATTCTGCTGAGCCCGTCGGGAGCGGCGGACTCATGTCTAAGGGTTTAAGCGGATCAGGTCTTGTTAATACCGAACGCGCCGGCGCCGATCTTGGTTGCAATAGCTCCGTATCCATATACAGATACGGCGATTTGACCTGAAGCAATTACATCAGCACGAAGCTGATAGGTAGGTGATTCGTACCATGTGTAAGAGCTTGGATTGATTACCATCATCGAATCATCTTTATCTGTGTCATTTGCTGACGGGACATTTGCGGTCACGAATAAATCGAGCCCGGCGACATTACCGCGAATGCTGTCTGGACGAACTACGCCGCCAGCGTTGCTCGGTTGAGAAGCCATGTAAATTGGTCTCCCTGACTCGTTTAGTGTCATCAGATTTGCCCATTGTGAAGTATTTGCGATTATGTTTGTCGCGAATCCTTGTGTATTGGAATAAACCGAAGCGGCTCCGCGTGAGACGAATCCTAATAATTCGGAAGCTGTTGGATATGTTGTAAGTGTTGTTGAGTCAGCGGTTGCGCCAGAGGCTAGAGCTGTGTAGACAGCCAAGTCGGTTGCTTTTGCATAAGCCGCCGCCATATTAGACAACAATTCGTTGAAAAATAATGGAGATGTACGATCAAGAAGCTCGACGCTAAAAGTCTGTTGCCCGGCGTATTTTTTGACGGTTACTGTCGTGAAGCTAGAAGCTTGATCTGTCTCGCTAGGTGTGCCAGCTTCCGAAGTCTCTGCAACGGTTGGCATGGTTGTAATTTTTGGAATTTCAAATGACATTCCAGCGTCCGGCAATACTCCGCGAGAAATCGCGTCGATTGCTGATCGGGTTGTGTTTGCGAGTCCGTTGATGACTTCGGTAAGTTGACGAGTTGGAACAAGTCCAGCGTTGTCGGTTGTGTCATCTGCCGCCGCTACATATTGACGAGCGTTTTCGTCGCCAAGAGTTGCGCGGATTTTGCTTTCGAGATATTTGCTAGGAGTGAACTCCAAGCGAGGTGCTGTGAAAGCGACCGGGATTCCGGTAGCTTTGACACTCCGAGAGGCTTCAACCGTCTCGACGGCTGGAGCTTCGTTGACGATTGAGTCGGACACTTCGTCTCCTTCTGTTGTTGGTAGTTCCTCTGACGGTTCGTCAGAAGTTTCGGGTGTTGCTTCGGTCGCGGCTACATCTGAGACGCGAGCTGATTTGAATGCTGGATTCGTGACAAGTGCCACGCCGACGATCTCTCCTGAACTGACGACCATCGTTCCGGCTTTGTCATAAGTAAATTCGTTAGCCATAACTTCAACAGAAAATCCGTCACGGAGTCCATCTTGAGCCTCGACAAGCGCGTCGGATCCGGCGTTCGTGTTCGCTATTTTGAACACGCCGTCGATTGCTGTGTTATCGCTTGAGAAATCCATTGAAAGAGTTTTTCCGATTGGACGGGTTCCGTCATGCTCGAGATTTAGCTTGACCGGAGTTGGAGTGAGTGATCCATCTTTGAACATCACTTTTCCGGTTGAGGCGTTAGCGGTCTCATTAAATGACACGATCCGACCTGCGATGGTTCGCTTGATCGAGTCGGCGGCTGTGATCTGGATTGGGATTTCTAGCTTCATGAAATTAGTTCCTCATCTCGTCGGATTTCATCGACGCTCATCACGCCAATTCGATTTAGTATTTCGTAAATCTGAGCGCGTTCTAGGGCTGAACCGCGCAAGAAGTCGTCAAAGTCGTAGCGAATAACCGTGTTAGAAGCTACGAAATCGGACTGTGAAAGTCTTTCCTCAATCGCCGTCATGATATTTCTCAAGCTGAAGTCGATTAAAGATTTCCGCTCGGATACAGCGTTCGAGTATGTGAGCGTGTTGACATCGGCTCCCAAGAAGTAGGCTGGAATCCCTACGGCGCGAGCGCATTCGAGCGCGATGTATTGACGAGCCGCGTTGAGCTGTAATTTTTCGGGATCGAATCCAAGTGATGTCAATTCAACATCGGCATTCAAGAACGCCGTCGCGCGTGTTGATCTAGCTGTCCGCCAAGCGTCGAGAAGCTTTGTGACGCGATCTGCCGGAAGTGCTGTTCCGTTGGATTTCAATACCATCATCGGGACGGGCTCTTTTGCGTAAAGCAAAGCCGCTTTTTCAAGCTCGACCGCGCTGAGTATTGTGCGACCGGCGCGATTAAGTAGACCTTCGTCTAGTCCGTAAAATACTTTTAGAGATCCGTTACCGAATGCCGGGACGGGAGTTCCATCGACGCGATATCCGGTGATCTCGGTTCCGTTTGCATTTGTAACGATTGAGACGCGATGTGGCGCAATTCTTTCGGCTGACCGACATCTGCCGTCCTCGGCGTAGGAATCCATCTGCATTAGGTAGCCGTAACCGTAGAACAAAATGTCCTCGCAGAGCCAAGCCCAGACAGCGGAACCGGGAACGCGAGGATCGGGTTGATTTATTACTCTAGGTGCTTCGACGCGTTCGCCGGTTGACTTGATTCTCTGCTCCATTGGCAAGCTGGCGATCGTTGAGCAGATTATCGACCTAGCGCGACTGATCGCCGGGACACTCATCGCCTGAGCGCGTGTCGCCACTTGCGATCCAAAGAATGCGTTTCGAACATCGCTTGTGTTGAACGGTGCGAGATCAGCGGCGGAAATATCGATCGGAGCGGATTGAGCTTGAAAAGTTAAATCCGGCGCGCCAACTATTGCGTCCCATAATTTCATGCCGCAATTCTAGGCGATCCGCTACTCCTAACCGACGAGAATGTCAATCTCCGTCTCCGGGCGTGTCGCGTAATGTGTCGCCAGAGCCGACGCAACCGTCGCGCACACAGCCGTCTTTGAAGCTTTGCGACCAATCACCCAAGCACCGTCACCATAGGGAAGCCGTACAGCGGAAAGAACTTGTTTTGTGAGTTCGGCTTGATTTGAGTGGACAAGCCGTCCCGAAGTTATCGATCCAAGAAATTCGTCGCAGCTTTGCGCGTACTCCGCGCCATCGCAATCAATCACCGGGAATCCGGCAGGGATAAGCCTAGCCGCAACGGCTGACGCGGTTCGCTTCGAGAATACGATCTGATCGACTGAATACTTGCGGACATATGGCGCGATGTCATTCGCGATCTGTTTGTCATCAAGTGAAATTGGATTGTGCCAAGTGTGCAAGAGCTGGATCTGGAATTTCTCGCCGTCGATTCTTTGAGCGGCTACGAGTGCGCCATTTCTACGATCTGGCGAAAGATCCAAGCCGAACCAGACTGTCTTTCCCGGATCAAGTGCAACGGCTGAATCTCCAGCATTACTCCACTCCACCGGCGGAATGCAAGGATTGATCGTCTCAACCCATTGGCAAAGAACTTCCGTCCGAACTACATCAATCGGATCATTGAGAACCGCTTTGAGATTGTCGATGTGAATTGTGTGACCTAGCGATGGATTGGCGCGACGCCAACCTTCGACATCATCAATCCGGCAACCGGCTGGAGCGGAGTATTCAAAGTAGCCGATCTCATCGTCGCCACCTGCCGCCGCCGCCAGACCACGCTCTCGAAGTTGATTAAGAATGATCGAGTGATTGTCACCGGCATTCGATAGAGTCCAGACTTGCGGATTTTTTGCGCTCATCATTGTGTACCTCATCGAAGCCCAAGCGTCCTCGTCTTTGTGTTCGCGAAGTTCGTCCATGAATACCGTCTCCGGTTTCGAGATTCCACGCGCCGCCGCGTTGGCGGCTTTGACGATATACCGATTTCCATTTTTCAATTCAATTTCCTCGGCTCCGTGAGCCCATCGAATTTTCTTTACTTCATCAGCTAGTCGATCATTAGACTCGATGAGGTTGACGATGTGCCGGAAAGTCTCCAGCGATGTCGTGAGCCGGTGAGCCGATCCGATCTGGAGTCCGTCGTTCCACAGATACATTCCAGCCATGATTCGCACCATCATGAGCGTCGATTTTCCATTCTGTCGAGCTACCACAACACAGATATTTGAGTGCTTCCACCGTCCGTCCGGCTTTACTTTGTGCGCGTGTTCGGCAATCCAATTTTGCCACGGGAGCAAAGGGAGCCCGATCTCGGTTGCGAATTCGCTTAATTCTGAGCCCCTAGATGGTAGATCGTTCAGCGGCGAGTGGATTCTTGGCGTGTTGTAGCCGTAAATTACACCGCCTAGTTCCAGATCAGCCGGATCATCACCGACTACGACCAAGCCGCTCCTATGCTTTGTCATGACTTACCGATTCCGTCGGTTGTGAGCCGTTTTGCGGTGAGAAAAGACCAT